TGATAAAGAAAAAATTCAAGAAAAATATAATGATTTTGTCAGAAAAATTAATTCTGCGCTTAAAGCGCAAGATATTGATAAGCTTAAATCAATAATCAAAGATGTTTATGATATCGCCAAGCAGGTTTAGATAAATCAGGAGAATTAAGCACAGAAAATTTAGTATTTAAGATTTTGCGCAACAGGAATTATATAGAAAAACAAAAACAGGAAATTATAAACCTGTACGATAAAAAACAAAGTTTAAACAATTAAAAGCGCATCAAGCGCAATGCGTAAGCAAATTATACAAAGTCTGTAAGTCCTGTCAAGATTTTATAGTGAAATAGTTAAAAAATATTTTCCATGTCCGCAATCCCAAATTCTATCATAACCATTATTTTTCATATTTTCCCATTCGCTTAACGAATGGTTGTATATTTTTAATAATTTTTCTAATTTATGCTTTTGGAAACTCATGCGGTGTCTAATATCTTTATAATTATTAATTAGATAATGATAATTAGGAGGTGTATGACTTACGAATTTAAATCCTAGAGTTTCATAAATTTTGCCGGTAAAATATCTTCTATCACTATAACTGACAATGTTTTTTGGATTATAATGTTTTATAAAATGTTTTAATAATTTACTTGCGCCACCATTAACTATGGTATTAATTTTATTGCAAAATCTCACCAATTCCCATTCACTTGTTTTATCAAACCGTGAAGTTTTTCTAAAAGTCATAATGCTTACTAAATCATCTTTTAGATACATTCCCAATTTGATTGTGGATTTGTCTTCGCCTTGCAAATGATTATCATTTAGAAATTTATTTTTATCACATTCATTTACTTCTTTGATTTTACATTCTCTTGCATTAATTTTAACAAGATTATTTGTTTTTGTCAATATTTTGATTATTGATTTAACAATCTCCGTTTTGTTAATCCATTCATTTTCAAATATATGAATCAATGAAATGCCATAAAAACTACAAGACTTTGTTTTGTTTAGGTGATAATTTTTATTGATACCTCCACCATTTTCACTGTGCCAGTATAATCCATTAATTTCAAACGCAAGGTTTAGATTTGGTATATAAAAATCCAGTTCTTTTCCATTTAATATGGTTCTATCATTTCGTTTAATGACTGTATCTTTCGGTAAAATTTCTTGTAGAAAATTATAAAATTGATTTTCAACTGTAGTGATTTTCTCTGGGTGACAATAATCGCAGAATAGATTGTTTAAATTATAAACTGTACTTTCGAGTGTTTTATCACATACATCACATTTAAATTTATAAATATTACTAAAGTGGTAACCTTTATAATCCACTTCATCACACAGAAATTGTAACTTGTTACTATTACAGTAATTAATTAGGAACTCATAGTGGTTTGATTTCTTAGTATGTGATCGTTTATCAATCACGGATTTGATCTTAGCTGCATTATCTACTCCGTATCTATCCATCATAGTAGATTTAGTTTGTTCTACATTAGAATAATTCTCATCCCCATACTTTTCTAACATTGTTTTTTTAACTTTATTTCTATATTCTGGGAGTTTGCTATAACTATCCACTCCATATTTTTCAAGGATTGCAGATTTAAAGTTAGATTTTACCACATCCGTTGTCATTGGATGTCCACCATATTTTTTGTCAAAAGTCTTTTTTTGTCCGTCAATTATCTTTTGTTTTGTAGAACTATCACTGTTACTACACTTCTTACTGCAAAAGACTTTTGGTTTACTTACCCTACATTCAAACACACCATTACAAAATTTGCAATGTATAGTCAACCAATTTTTTGAATTTTTAGATCGTGACATAATTAGTTTTTGGTTCGTATATGGTATAACTATTTAAAAAATAACTATAAAAATCAAAAATATATTCTTTTATTTATATTTATAATAAACAACAAATAAGGATTTAAAATTATGGCAGATCTACTAAATAGCAACGAAATATTCTTTACTACATTTGAACCAAAAGTAAAGAATAGATTTATATTATATTGTGACGGTATCCCAAGTTTCTTGATTAAGAAGTGCAAGAGACCATCACCAAAAAGTGAAAAGAAAACCCTTGACCATATCAATATTCAAAGATACTATAAAGGTAAAACTACTTGGGATGATATATCAATTGAACTATATGATCCAATTGTACCTTCTGGTGCGCAAGCAGTAATGGAATGGATTCGTCTAGGACATGAATCTGTTACTGGTCGTGATGGTTATAGTGATTTTTATAAGAAAGATTTAACTGTCAATGTTCTTGGACCTGTAGGTGATAAAGTAGAAGAATGGACACTTAAAGGTGCATTTATCACCAGTGCAGATTTTGGTGAATTGGATTGGTCAGACAGTGGTGAAGCTATGACAATTAACTTAACTTTGAGCGTAGATTATTGTATTTTACAATATTGATTTATCAAAAACATTCCTTTTAAATCCCAGTTCCAAAAGAATTGGGATTTTTTATTTTATATTAGAATATTTATTGTATATGAAGAAACATGTAGCATTTGCATTTGGTAGATTTAATCCTCCTACAATTGGACACAAAAAGTTGATTGATACTGTAGTAGATGCTGCAGATGGTGGTGATTTTTATATCTTTACAAGTCAATCACAAGATCCTGATAAAAATCCACTTGATTATCAAACCAAAGTAAGTTTTTTAAAGAAACTATTTCCTAGTATACAAAATAAGATTGTATACGATATGACAATCAAGAATGTACTACAAGCCGCAGACAAATTAAAGGCAAATGGTTATACTGACGCTACATTTGTATGTGGCAGTGATAGAGTACCAGAATTTACAAAGTTATTGAATACTTGGAATGGTATGGATAAAACACCAAGATTTGGTACTTTAAACATTGTAAGCAGTGGTGAAAGGGAAGATGGTGCAGAAGGAGTAGAAGGTGTTAGTGCCAGTATGGCTAGAGAATTTGTTAAAAACAATGATTTTGAATCATTCAAAGGTACCGTTCCTAATAATCCGCAATTGGCAAAGGAATTATTTGATGCGGTAAAACAAGGAATGATTGCATCCAAAAAAAAGATAAAAGAATCTTTGATTAAATTAATTAATGAAATATTGACGGAGGATGATGCAAAAATAAAAGCAGCCACCAAAAAAACAAATCAAGCATTGGTTCTACAAAGAGAGTTGGAAAAAAGAGCAGTAGATGATAAAATCAAAATTGCACAAGAAAAAAGTAAAACATCAACTTCTCCAGAGGATAAATCAAAATCTGCCGAAGAATTAAAAAAATTAAGTGATGAATTGAAATCAAAACAAAATTTAGTTAAATCTGCCAAAGAACAATTACAATCTTCTAATTAAATAAAATAAAAATTATAACTTCGTACTATATATTGGTATACTGAAAGTTATAATTTATGGACGACTATACAATTCCTATTACAAAACCAGCCAGTCAATTTGCTGGAAATGTTTCACAACCAAAACAGGAAACTACATTTCCAACAGAAGTTATTGAATTGCCAAGCAAAGGGTTCTTTTATAGAGACAACGATCCATTGTCATCTGGTAAAGTAGAATTAAAGATGATGACTGCTAAAGAAGAAGATATTCTTACTAGTGAAAATTTAATTAAAAAAGGTATAGTTTTAGATAAATTATTAGAGTCATTGATTGTTGATAAATCAATCAAGGTAGAAAATATATTGATAGGCGATAAAAATGCATTGTATGTTGCTGCAAGACGATTGGCATATGGTGATAATTATGGTCCAGTAGGAGTAACTTGTAAAAGTTGTAGAGAAGAATCAAAGGTAGAAATAAACTTGTCTGAATTAAAAGATAAAGAATTTGATTTTAGTAAATATACCAGCGGAGAAAATAGTATTAGTTTCACATTACCATATTCAAAAAAGACATTGACTGTAAAATTGGCAACTTCACTGGAAGAACAAAATATTGAAAATGAGTTAAAATCAATTTCTAAATTAAATAAAGGTGGTGTTAGTGCCGAAATTACAACCAGATTAAAACATGTAATTACATCAATTGATGGTAATACAGACAAAGCATTTATCAGAAAGTTTGTAGATAATGAACTTTTATCAAGAGATAGTATTGAATTGAGAAAGTTTATCCGTCAAAATTCTCCAGATCTGGATATGACTTTTAACTTTACTTGTAGTCATTGTAACACTGAAGACAGATCGGAGGTGCCGATGACGGTACAATTTTTTTGGCCTAACAACTGAATATAAACTGTTTGTTCATAAACAAATATTTGAACTCGGATATTATTCACAAGGAGCATTTGATCAAAACATTGGATACAATTTGCCAGTGTTCTTAAGAAATTTTTATTATAAACTATTGGCTGATACAAAACAAAAAGAATCGGAAGCAATGGATAAATCAAATTCAAAAGAATCTCCTAAAACAATTAAAAGATAGTTTAAAGTTGATATTTTATATATTTATTGTTATATAAAATATGCCAAATCCAGGAACAGTAAGTCAAGGTGATATTGATAAATTAGAACAAGGTATGAAAGACCTAACTAGTTTAGGTCAACAACTATCTAAAACATTCAGAGATATCAATAAAGAAACCGATGTACTCAGTAACAATTTCAAGGATATAGTAAGACAAGCAGGATTGAATAATAATAATGCTGAAAGATATTTAATTTCACAAAA